GTTTATGGCGAAGACCGAGTTGCTAATGTATTGACTCTTGGAACAGAACAAAGTAAATCTGCGATACAGACTGCATGCAGGGGATTGGGTATCGATGTTGACACAGCGCGTTATCTTTCCTCAATGATTCAATCTGATAGAGGTAAGACGAGAACTTTAGCGCAGACTTTTTATGGTGATCCCGAGAATGATATGTTACCTAATCAGCAGTTTGTTTATGAAATGACAAACAACTTTCCGGAATTATGGAAAGTGGCCCAAAAGATTGAAGGATTAATTTGTAGGACCGGTATTCATGCTGGGGGAGTAATCTTCGTTGATGAACCGTTCACAAACAGTACCGCATTGATGCGGGCGCCCTCTGGTGAAATTATTACACAATTCGACCTGCATAAGGCAGAGGATGTATCGTTGATTAAGTACGATCTATTGAGCGTTGAGGCGTTGGATAAAATTCATCTTTGCTTAAATCTGTTGCAAGAACATGGCATTATAGATGAATCATTAGATCTGCGGACTGCCTATGAAAATACAATAGGTATTTATAATCTTGAGAGAGAAGCTCCTGAGATGTGGAAGATGTGTTGGGAGCATAAGGTTTTAAGTCTTTTCCAAATGGAGAAACAAAGTGGTATAAAGGGTATAGCTTTGTTAAAGCCAAGTTCAGTAGATGAATTGGCAATTTTAAATTCAACGATTCGACTTATGGCCACCGAGAAAGGTGGCGAGATGCCAACAGAGAAGTTAACTCGTTTTAAGAATAATCCTGCATTATGGGACGCAGAGTTGCGGGCCCACGGTCTCGGTCCTGCGGAGAAGGCAGTGCTTGAACCCGTGGTTGGAATCTCTTATGGTTTGTGTATTGCGCAAGAGCAGTTTATGCAATTAGTTCAGTTACCAGAGTTAGGAGGATTCGATCTAACCTTTGCTGATAGGTTACGTAAGTCTATTGCCAAGAAGAATCCCGCAGACTACGAAAAAATAACTAGAGAATTTTTTGAAGTAACCGAGAAAAAAGGTTGTAATATGAAATTTTGCCATTATGTATGGGATGTTCTTATAGCAATGTCTCGTGGATATGGTTTCAATCAGAGTCACACGCTCGCTTATTCACTCATTGGTTTACAGGAGTTGAATTTGGCATATAAGTTTCCAACGATATTTTGGGATACAGCTTGTTTAATTGCAAATAGCGGTGGAGAAGGTGGTTCTACAGATTATACGAAACTTGCCCAGGCAATAGGCGCCGTCCGCAAGGAAGGAATTAAAGTAGGACTTCCTAATGTAAATACTTCACAATTTGGTTTTGAGCCGGATTTAGAGAATGACCAAATTCTTTTTGGTTTAAAGGCAATTCTTGGAGTTGGTGATGAGGTTGTTGAGAAGATTATTCAAAATAGACCTTATGTTTCAATTAAAGATTTTATAAATAAAGTGAATCCAACAAGAAGCGTTATGGTATCATTAATTAAAGGCGGAGCTTTTGATTCGATGATGGATAGGAAGATAGCGATGGGTTGGTATCTTTGGGAAACCTGTGATAAAAAGAAGAGGATAACTCTTCAAAATATGAATGGATTAATTAAATATGGTTTAATCCCAAAAGATAAAGAGTTCATAATGCCGAAGAGGGTATATGAATTTAATCGTTATCTTAAAGCTATATGTAAGGGGCCAGATGCTTCAAGATATAAGATAGATGATAGAGCCATCAATTTTCTTACAGAGATTAATGAAGAAGATTTGATAGATGAAGGTTTATATTTAAATGCTTCTATTTGGGATAAAAAAGTATATCAAAAATATATGGAAGTATTTAGAAAGTGGATTAAGGAAAATCAAGAGTCCATATTAAATTCTTTGAATCAGTTAATTTTTAAAGAGGATTGGGAAAAGTACGCAACAGGATCATTGTCATCTTGGGAAATGGATGTATTGTGTTTTTATTATCACGAGCATGAGTTGGCGCACATTAATCTCGATTTTTATGGATTATCAAGGTTTGAGGATATGGCAGAAGAGCCGATTCCTGAAAAAATCTTTCATAGAGGTGGAGTGGCGATTCCGATTTATAATCTTGAAAAAATTATAGGTACGGTAGTTGCGAGAGATAAAGCTAAGGCTGTTGTTTATCTTCTGACTACTGGAGGAGTGGTTCCGGTAAGGTTTAGAAAAGAATATTTTGCTTTGTTCGATAAACAAATATCTGAACGTAATCCTGATGGAACTAAGAGCGTAAAAGAAAAGAGCTGGTTTACGCGAGGTAATAAGATAATGGTTACTGGTATCCGTAATAATGAGGAATTTGTGGTGAAGAAATATGCTTCAACCCCAGGACACCAGTTATATAAGATTACAGAATATTTTGATGATGGTACTTTAGTATTGACTAGTGATAGGTATCAAGGAGGAATCGTGGAAGATGGAGACTAAAGAAGATTTACTAGGGCAGGCGCGCCCGCCCTAGGAACTTCCTTGGGAAGAAATGGCAAAAAAGTATAATGAAGAATACTGCCGATTTAAAAATGAAAAAGCCTCTGAATTGGGGCGGTATTATTACAGAGATGACAAGTGGGATTAAGCCAAATTAACTAATCTTTTAAATCATTTTTTAATAATATATGTCAGACCTTAGAAATGACAATAAATAACAAAGGAGAGAATGATTATGGTTTAGATTATTAAACGAGATGGTCGAAAAGTGCCATTTAGCAGAGACAAAATAGAGTCTGTCGTACTTAAAGCTTTTAAGTCGGTTGATATGGAGGTTAGTGATTAGGCCTTATCTAAAGCTTCCAATATTGCAGATTATATTGAAAAAATCTCTGAAACGAAAACTTTAACAGTAGAAGAAATACAAGATATGGTAGAAGCAGGACTTATGAAAACTCGTCGCCAAGATGTAGCTCATGCTTTTATTACTTATCGTTATGAGCGTCAAAAGGCTAGAGAGCAGCGTTCTCCTTTTATGCAAAAGGTTGGAGAAAAACTTACTGCTTCTAATGTGGAGAATCAAAATGCCAATGTTGATGAATATAGCTTTGGTGGCCGAAAAGGTGAAGCGGATAGTGTTTTAATGAAGAAATATGCACTAGATAATTTAATTTCACCAAAAGCTAGATATTTGCATGATAATAATGAGATTTATATACATGATCTCGATTCTTAGGCTGTTGGTATGCACAATTGTCTTACGGTACCCTTTGATAAATTATTAGCTAATGGCTTTAATACTCGTCAAACCGATGTACGCCCAGCCAATTCAATAAATACGGCTTTTCAATTAGTTGCAGTTTTATTTCAGCTTCAAAGCTTGCAGCAATTTGGTGGTGTAAGTGCCTCTCATCTTGATTGGACAATGGTGCCCTAGGTAAGAAAAAGTTTTTATAAACATTTTCTTGATGGATGTAAATATTTAGATGAGCCAATTCATTTTTCTAGAGATCCCGTACCTTCAGGTATTTCTATTGATTTTGGCGGTTATAAAGAAAATTCAAAGGCATATGAATATGCTATGGATATGACCATTCGAGAAACCCAACAAGCTGTTGAAGGTATGTAGCACAATTTAAATACACTACAATCAAGAAGTGGTAATCAATTACCCTTTACTTCAATAAATTATGGCACTTGTACTCTTCCAGAAGGTAGAATGGTAACAAAGGCATTACTTGAGGGTTCGATTAAAGGTGTGGGTAAGTTCCATAAAACGCCTATATTCCCTAACGTATAAACCACTGGGGAAATAAAACAAGGTGAACCGTCAGAGACGGGTGTGAAGGTAAAATATAGTAGGAAATGACTATTGAGATACCTTTGCTAACAGGGAAACTCTAAACTTTATTAAAGCATGACAATCCTGTGCCAAGATAAATGTATAAAATAGTGAAATAAAAAAGAAAGGAGGTAATTCTAATGAAAGAACAATGGATTAATATATATAATAATTTATATGCCGTAAGTAATTTAGGTAATGTAAAAGCTAATGAAAGAAATGTGCAAACTAAAACTGGGATTAGACACTATAAAGAAAGAATGTTAAAACCAGAAATAACTGCTGATGGTCATTTAAGAGTTGTTTTATGTGAAGCAGGTATTAAGAAAAGAGTTTTTGTACATAAGCTTGTAGCAGAAGCTTTTATACCCAACCCAAACAATTTACCAATTATTAATCATAAAGATGAAAATCCTACTAATAATTGTGTTGAAAATTTAGAATGGTGTACAATAGCATACAATAATGCTTATAATAATAGACACCAACGAATTGGAGACGCTGAGGGTCATGATGTTTATGTATTTAATTCTAATAATGTTTTTATAGAAAAATTACCTTCAATAGCTGAAGCAGCAAGAAAATATAATATAAATAATACAACAATGTGGCGACGAACACAAGATGAAAAACTCGTCAATAATCACTATTTTAAATTACATTTATAAGGTTAAACGACTATCCTATATGGAGTAGGACTATAGCGATATAGTTCCGAAGTGCCTTGTACTACTTATTATATAGTAGTAATGATATAGTCTAATCCGGCTTTTAAATAAGCGTTAAAATATTGCGAAAGCAACGGTATAAAATGTGTGGAATTTTTCAATTAATGAAGGGAGTAAACAGAAAGCCTGGGGACCCCAACTATGACCTTTTTCAATTAGCGATTAAGTCAACTTCCTTAAGACTTTATCCAAACTATGCGAACGTGGACTGGAGCGGCAACGCTGGTTATGACAGGAATGACCCGAAGACTTAGTTCAGTACGATGGGTAAGCGCAAACTACAGCTCATCTAAAACCTTTTGAACCGCGCTCGCGGGTGTTGCAGAAATGCGGCTAACGGCTAGGTCCCACGAGGATGAGGCCGTGCTAAGATTTAGTAGAAAAAATGTAATAACAGTTTGACACCTCGAAAAATTTTTGATATAATATAATTATCAAACACAAGGAGGTGTTATACAAAATGTATATTTATAAAATTACAAATATACAAAATAATAAAAGTTATATAGGACAGACAATTAATCTCCCGAGTGAAAGATGGAGACGTCATCAACAAGATGCTTTATCAAACCGTCTTAATACTCATTTTGCTCAAGCTATTAGAAAATATGGTGTTGATAGTTTTAAATTAGAAGTAATTGATACCGCAGAAAATGCTCAAGAGCTTACTGCTAAAGAAAGCTATTAGATAAAATATTATGATACAATAAAAAATGGATATAATGAAACTGCGGCTGAAGAAAAAAGTGGAGGCAATACTTACCGCTCTAAGACAGAAGAAGAGATAAAAAATATTGCAGAAAAAATTAGTAAGACAAAAATGGGCGGATTGAACATTAATGCTACTGGTGTTAAATGCCGTAGCATAAAAACTGGAGAAGAACTTCACTTTGATTCTCAGGCAGATATGCAACGCT